CGGCCGCCGTCATTGTTTCCTGTTTCATACGTCAAAGAGGTTTAATTGTTGCGTTTGATTCCCGGCCGCGTCGACGACGATTCCTCGACAAACGCGGTTGAACCACTCGTCCGAGGCGCGGAAATAATCCGGGTCCAATTCGCAACCGACGAAATCCATTCCGAGTTGATACGCGGCGATTCTTGAGGCCCCGGACCCGAGGTGAGAATCGAATATCCGTGACCCCCCCCGTGCATAATTTGACAAAATCCACGTGTACAACTCCACGGGTTTTTGTGTCGGGTGAATCTTGCCGCCCTCGACGGGTGTTGTCGTACGGAACCGGAAAACGCGTATTTTTCGATGTATCGAACACCACGCGAATTCCGCCTCGGAAAAGGACCGTCCGTAATTCATTTTGTCCCAAACAATCCAATCCTCAGACAACGGGAGTTGAAAGTAATTTCCGCCCCAAATTATTTGTTCACGGGCCACGCGGAATAACTGTTCGAAATACTCCGGGCCGGGGACTCCGGCGTCCCAATCTTTGTCGCGAGAATACGTCCGGCGCGTTCCGATTCCCATTGTCATTTTTCCCGCGTTGATTCCATACGGCGGGTCGACAACGGCGAGGTCGAACGCGTTGTCCGGGAGTGTTCGCATATACTCGAGGCAATCGACGTTGTATATTTCGGAACGCGGGTTCATTTGCGGATAAGGACAAAAGGGACAAATACCTCGCCCGGGCAACCGGACGGGAACGCAAGATTCGCGACGTCGGCCGGGACCTCGTCGGAATCGTACCGGATATTTTGAAACCCAACCCACAGGGGGCGAACGATTGTGTAATCATTCCCCAATAGGGCGACGGGGTATTCCCGTTCGTTTTCCGGGAGGGATTGGAGTTGTTGTATTAGTTCATTAACGGTCATTGTTCGATGTTGTTTAGTTTGAGTAACAGGGCGTCGACCTCCTCGACGCGTTCGGTATTGTGTCGGATATGTCGGTTAATCGCGGCCGCAACCCGGGCGGACTCGCGGGTTTCCTCGAGGGTTGCGAGGTGTCGACGGTTGCATTTAATCCGGTCGACAATCTTTTTCCGCAACTTGCCGAGGCCCGCGCAAAGGGTGTCGAGTTCCTCCGGGGTGATTTCAATTTGAATTCGGGGGGGGGTAACTGTTGAATCTTTCATTTGCTTTTGGATTTACCGGGTTTGAATTTATGCGCCTCGCAACTGTTCTCCGGGTCCGTGATACACCCACGGGACAAACACCCGAGGACGTCGCCCGGGGTGTACGGGACCGAGAATCGGCAATTGTCGCAACGGCGCGGTTTCCTGTTCATACGTTGTCGTTCTCGATGTCCTCCCGGCGTCGGCCGAGGAAATACTCGTCGCCCTGTTCCTTATCGTTGTCCGGGAGATTCTCCACGTACAGGACGAGGGCGACGTACATAATCGAGAAAACAAACAGTCCAACGACGACCGCGAGGATTGCGAGAATGATTAACAAGACTTTCATAATTCGATAATGTTTTTCGGGATTTTCGGTATTGAGAGGATAAAACGTTCCCCGTCACGTTCGGGGAGGTAAACGTGCGTTCCGAGGCGGATAAACCGCCCGGAGTCGACCGGACATTCGGCGGAAAGGACAACCTCGGTCCGGCGGTTGAGGACTCGGTCGCGGGCGATTTCGATTGCCCGTTCCATTGTGGTATGAACGACCGAGTCCGGGCGGCCCTGTTCGGCAAACTTATAATTGCGCCGTTCCTGTTCCATACGCCGGGATTACTTTTCGATTCGAACGGCGACGAGGGCCGGGGAAATCGACACGTCGCCGGATATGTTCCAAACCTCGTTGACGTCCTCGACCTTGCGGCCTCGGTTCCCGAGTAACCACTCGATTAGTTCGCGGGAGAAAATGTAATTACGACACGTCCCGCCGTTGGTCGTCAACGGGTATCCCTTTTCGGGGTCGGCCGTGAATACGAGGTATATTTCCCCGGTTATGTTGTTGAACACGGGGAACGACGACCCGAACCCCTTTTCCTCGAGGAGGGCGGCGAGGGGACGGTTGAACCGGACATAATAATTCCGGGTCTTGAGGTTGCACATAATTTGAACCTCGTTGTCTTTGAGGTTTCCGGTCCGGGTCTTTTTCCCGGGGTTGTTCTCGACGGACGAGAACAGGTCGAAATTTTCAATCATTGTTTTGTGTTGTTATTGGGTTGAACTTGTTTCGTTGGGTTCGGTTTCCGGGGCGTCCTCCGGGTCGACGATTTCGACGTAATAGTCGTTAACCGCCCTCCCGGTTCGGACGAGTCCCTCGGATTCCAATTCCTTGAGGGTTGCGGCGGCCGTCTTTGAACGTTCGGGTCCGAGTTGGTGGGATAACTCGTTTCCGAGGCAAAACGTCGGAATTCGGCGTTTCTCGCGTTTTTCGTCCCGGACACGGGCGACGGCCTCGAGGATGTACTTTTGTTCGGGTGTCATTTCTTTGTCATTTTCTTGTTAACAATCGTTACCGTCCATTGGTCGTTAATGATTGTCGGGAGGATGTCGGGCGCGTCGGTCGATAAGTAACTCGCGACGTCGCGGGGAATGAACAACGTAACAACGTGGGCGGGTCCGTTACATTGTGCGCCGACGCCGTCCTTGAGGAGGGATTCGGCCTCCGGCCTCCCGGCCTTTGCCAAACGGTCGTATATCGCCTTGACGATTCCGATTTCATTTGACAAACAGGTCTTGAAATCCGGGTCCGCGCAATAACCCTCGGCGAGGGCGAGTCGTTGTTCCCGGGTCCAAAAGGTAATGCCGGATTTCGTGGTCCACGCGAACCGTTCGTTGTGTCGGATGAACGCGTCGACCTGTTTTGACGGCGCGACGCCGTTTGCAAAGAAAAACGCCCGGTAAAAATCGCGTTTCTCGGCGGCCTGTTCCTCGGGACTCAACCTCGAGAACGAAAAACCCGCGCCCGCGTTATTTTGAGAATTTAACGTTGTTGTTGTTATTGTTGTTTCGCTATTTCCATTATTCCCGTTCTTACATTCTCCAAGTGTTGTTATTTGATTGTTAGTTGATTGTTGTTTGTTTGTTACTTGTTTGTTGTTTGTTTGTTGTTCGGTGTCCTCGTCGGATTGGTAATCGTCGAAATTACAAACACTTATGATTGTGAATTTGTTTGTTGGTTTTCGGACAATTTCTCCGGTGCGTTCGAGTCGGGACAAACACGTCCTCACCTGTTGGGTTGTTAATCCGGTCGCCCGGACAAGCGAGTCAACACTCGTCGGGAACTCGCCCCGGCGGATATTGACCGATTGCCAAACGTGGTCCTTATGCGCGGCCGACAACAGGATGTAAATAAATATTTGCACCATTTCCGGCCGTGAGAACCATTGCCAATTGAGGAACCGACGATATAATTTGACCCAACCGTCCATTTCTTGCCTATATTGAGAGTTTATTAAGCGGGACGACTAAATCCTTGACCGCGACACAAACGTTCGCGTACGGGGCCGTTTTCGCGATTGTATCGCGGAATATCCCCGGGTCGGCGTTGTCGCCCGACAAATGAATCAAAACGACGTTCTCGAGGGCGGCGGTGTTGTGTTCCTGTACGAACTCCCGGCAACGTTCGAGGGATAAATGATTCTCCCGGATACGTTTTGCAAGGGCCGGGAACAGGGTTCCCCGGTTGAGGCCGTCGTTAATGAGGGAATCGGAGTAATTCGCCTCGACGACGAGGTGTCGGATGTTACCCGTCCGGAACGAATACCCGATTCGCCCGGTATCGGTCGCGAACAGGATTCGCCCGGATTCCTCCGAGTCGATAATGAACGAAAGGGGTTCGGCGGCGTCGTGGACGGCCGGGAACGGCCGGACCGAGAACGCGCCGAGGGAATACGCGGTCCACGCCTTGAGGATGTCGACGAGGCGGGAATCGTTGAGGCGGAGGGCCTCCCGGGTCCCGGCGGACATATAGACCCGGAACCCGAGGACCAACCAACGGTGTATAAATCCCGCGTGGTCGCCGTGTTCGTGGGTAATGATAACCCCGGCGATTTTGCGGGTCGACATACGGACCCGTTGGAACACCTTTTCCGGGGATACGCCCGCCTCGATAACGAGGGCGGACGTTGTCCCCTCGAGGACGTAACAGTTACCGGACGACCCGGTCGCGATTACGTGTAATTTCATACTCCGGAACGATTACAGGTTGAACAATCCGGAACCCTGTTCGGCCGGGGCCGGGGATTCGGCCGCCGGAGTCGGCGCGGGCGCGGCGGTTTCCTCGCCCGTTTCCTTGTCGGCGACGACCGGGGCGTCCTTGACGGCCTGTTCGACCTTTCCCTCGTCGAGGGCGTCGAGGTTGACCTCGATTGTTTCTCCGGGTTGTTCGTCCGGGGCGTCCTTTGTGAGGTCGTTGTCGTTGTTGGTGTACGACTCGTACATTCCGGACTCGTCGGAGGCCGTAATAAAGAGTTTACACGCGCGGTTAATAACCGTCTTTTTAGACATTTCTTGCGTGAACTTGAGGTGTGCCGGGGATTTGCCCGCCGTGGGTCCCTGTTGCCACGCGGTCAATATTTCGTCGCGGGTCATAACCTCGACGTACGGTTGACGTTCCGGGTCGTTCTCGTACGGAATCAAACACCACGCGCCGACAATCTTTGCGTTGTCGATGTTTTGGAGTTTTTGAACGTGTTTCGTGACGACCTTGTTTCCGGTTTTGGTGTCGATAATGTACTCGAACTCGTCGCCCTCGTAAATAACCTGTGCGCGGGGTTGCCCGGCCCCTCCGAGGCGTTTTGCAAGGGCAATATTACCGTGATATTGCGGTTGAAATGTGAGTTTGTTTGCGTACCGGATGAACGAACATTGTTTCCTCGCGAGTGATAATCCGAGGATACACATTCGGAACAGGGATTGCGCGACGGACGAGGACTCCACGACGGCGAGGGTCGGGGTTCCGTCCTTTTCCTTGCGTTCCGAGAGTTCGAGGAGGGCGAGGGAAATTTCGTTTCCCGGGTGGAATCCTTGAGGAATCCGGATTCCTCCGGCCTGTGACATTGCCGCAATTTTGTTCGTTACGGCCTGTTCAATCTTGTTTTTGTTAACCACGGCCAATTGGTCGAGTGTCAATGCGGGTTTGTTCGACATAATGAGTTATTTTTGAATGTGTGTGACCTTTGAGGGACGGGGTTTCGTCCCGTTGAGTATTGGTTGAATATCGGAGTTCTTATAAAAGACCCTCGAACCCCTCCGGACCGGGAGTAAATACCCGTATTCCTTTTCCCAACGGTACAACGTGGATTCGTCGACGCGTAACATTTGCGCGACGTCCTCCCGGGGAATAAGGAAATCCGAGTTCGAGGCGGCGACCGCCTGTTCCAATTCGGCGCGGGTGTCCGCAATAATCGTCCGGGCGGCGGTCAACAGGTCGCCGAGGCGGATTGATATTGTTATTTCCGGATTGGTCCGGGCGAGTTCGAGGAGGTCCATATCTTGAGGGTTTATTCGATTGTGAGGTCCGCGCCCTTGACGACCGAGAGGCGGATAACTTGCGACGCGACGTCGAACCGGGACACGGTGATTGATTCGGCGTTGTCAACAAATATCGGTGCGTTCACGCCGTACGCCTCGCAAAAGGCCGCGATTACGTCCATTCCGACGAGGATTCGTTTTGCGTCGTTCATTGACCCGTACGGGACGTTGTTTGCGTCCATAACGGTACAATCCTCGACGACGTCCCCGTTTACGAGGGTGTCGAACATACGGAACCGGGCAATCTTGAAACGGGCGTTGATTGCGCCCTCGACGGCGGATATATCCTCGCGGACATACTCGGCCGCGTCGAATTCCATTTGTTCGAGTTCGGCGAGGCGTTCGGTGAACCTTTGTTTGTCCTCCTCCTTTGCGGCGATTTTCGCCTTGATACGGTCGGCCTCCTCCCGGCGGGCGAGGCGTTTTTTGAGGGGGTCAACGTCGGCGGTGTACGCCTTGCGGATAACGTCCTGTTTCGACTCGAGTTCGCGGCGTTTGGATAACAGGCCGGAAACGTCGGTCGTTACCGGGGAACCGATTTCGGCCTCGATTCGGGCGATTTCCTCCTCGAGGGCGACGTATTCCGGGGATGTCTTGACGGCCTGTTCGATTCCGTCCGTCTTGAGGGTGGGCGTCGCGGCGGCGGTTGTGCGTTCCTGTTCGGCCTCCTCGCGGGCGGCGCGGGTCTTGACAAGTTCGGCCTCGATTAGTTCGATACGGGCGGAGGCGTTGTTGATGTCGGCCCCGAGGGTGTCGTATCGAGGTTGCAAGGACAACGCAGATTTCCGGAGGCGGTCGATTTCCTGTTGATTGTCGGCGGTGAAATGTTCGAGGGCGACCTCGCGGGCGTGTTCGATGTTCTCGGCCGGGAGGGGTTGTCCGCAAGCGGGACACACGGTTTCCCCGTTGTACTCGAACGCGCGGGTCTTGACGGCCGCGATTGACTGTTTGATTCCCTCGACCTTTGCCTCGATTGAGGCGCGTTCGGCCTTTGCGGACTCGATACCGGAACGGATGTTCTCGAGGGTCGCGTTTGCGTCGGCAATCTTGCGGTCCAACTGTTCCACCTTGAGGGTGGCGGTCCGGGCGGCGGAACCGATTTCGTAATTCCGGGATTGAACCTCGGCGAAACGGTCGTCAATGAGTTTTCGGGCCTTGAGTCGGAGTTCGGATACCTGTTGACGTTTCCGGGAGATTTCCCCGGCGGCGAGGTTGTCGGCCTTGCGGATGTCGGCGATAGATTCGTCGACCTGTTTTATTTCGGCCTGTACGTCGGCGAGTTCCTTGTCGGTCTTTGCCGCGAGGGTGTCGATTTCCTTTGCGAGGGCGTCGTAATCCTCCGGGGCCGGGAGGGAATCCGTATAAGCGGAGATTTGCGGGTCACAGGCGGCGAGGTCGCGTTTGATGTCGCGTTTTTCGGACGCAATACGTTTGCGGAACGTGACAATATCCTCCCCGTTCATTTTGGCAATAATCCCGGCGTATTTCTCGCGGATTGCGGCCTTGTCGATTGAGTCCCCGACGAGGGTTAACAGGGCCTCGCGGCGGGCCTTTTTGTCGGTCGTATCGCCGATGAAAAACAACGGGTCGGTAATGAGGCGGAAAATCTTTTCGTCGACAAGTTCGCCGATAAACTTGTTGTAATTCTCGAGGGTGTCGACGTTCACGCCGTTAACATAGAACAACGATTCGTGACCCGTCAATTTGGATTCGACGGTCGACTTTGCGCGGGACCACGTTTCACGCCAAACACGGCGGAGGGTTGTTTTGACGCCGTCGGTCGAGAGTTCGGCCTCGACGAGGGTTTCGAGGTGGTGGACCTGTTCCCCGGTCGCCGGGTCGATTGGTACGATTTCGAACTTGTTTTGAACGGTGTTCCGGTGGTCCTTGCCGAACAACAACCACGTGAACGCGTCAAAGATTGTCGACTTGCCGAGGCCGTTTTCGCCGACGATGTTTGCATTTGCGCCGCCGAACTCGAACGTCCGGTCCTGTATGCCTTTGAAATTTTGAATTTTGAGGGAAATAATACGAATATCCATATCGTTACAGGGATGAAAGGTTGATATTAAAGTTTGTCGCAAGGAACCACGCAACGAGGGCGTTTGTCGTCCGGCGGATTCCTGTTTTCTCGTAAATGTTTTGCGTATGTCGTACAACGGTGTTATACGATATGTTGAGTCGGGCGGCGATTTCCTTTCCGATGAACCCATAACGATAACAATAACCGACGGCGACCCGGGTTTCGGCGGGCGTTAATACCGCGTCGGTTTTGAGGTGTTGTGCGTTTGTAAACATTGTTGAATGTGCGTTTGTGTTGTTACTCGCCCCAACAGGCGGAAACGCCGTAATTGCGGAACACGGCCTCAATACGGGCGGCCGTTTCGACGTCGAGGATTCGTTTTCCGTCGGCGTACGCGGCGAGGGATTGACGGGTTGTTACTCCGAGGGCGGACTTGAGGTCCTCGCGGACCTTGTCGACGTCCCCGACCTTGACCTCCCGGAGGCCCTTTCGGAACGCCTTTGTCGGCGCGGTTGTGTTTGGTGTCTTATTCATTGCGAATTGGGTTTAATGATTCATTGTTTGAGGCGTTCCCGGCGTCCGGGGCGGGTTTCTCGTCGTGGAACGGGTAAACCTTATAACCGAGCCACATTAACGCGGCCCCGGCGAGGCCCCGGAGGATGTTGTCGACAAGCGAGGCGAACCACGCAAACCAACCGAACAGTTCCTCGAGGCGGGCGTTGTATTCCGGCGAGGGTTCCCCGCAAACGGAAATGAACAACAGGAACCCGACGAACAGGATTGCGAACCCAACGAGGGCGAGAATGATTTGTTGAATAACGTTTGTTTTCATTGTCTTTAACCCCGTCCCGGTCAACCCCTCGCCGGGGCGAACCGGGCCGGGAACGATTAAACCTCAAAACCTAAAACGGGAGAAAAGCGGAAACGGGACGAACCGGGCCCGCGTAGTACTTGTAGTGGTAGCCCACGTAGCCGTTGCCGCCGTTAAAGAGGAACGCGTAGTTACTGTTATACTCGGGGTCCGGGTCCTCGTCCTCGGTCCATATCCAACGGGCGTCGCCTGTATGAACAGGGGTTCCGCCGATAAGGGCGAGGGCGTCGTCGAGTCCTTGAAAACGGGCGTCGTAAATGTCGAGGGCCTCGCGGCGGTCCGGGAGGCGGAATCCCTCGACGGCGAGGGCGGCAACGTCCGTCGCGGGTTTGAACGCCTTTGCGAGTTCGACGGCCTTTTTCCACTCGAAATTGATTTCGCCGTCAACCTTGACGGGGTCCCTTGCGATAATGATTCCGGATTTATCCTCGCGGACAATCGCGACGAATTCGGCGGAGGCGGGGTTCTCGGTTTTCGACCAATCGGCGAGGGTTACGAACTCCCCGTTTGCGGGGTTCACGATGAAAATTGAAAATGTGTGTTTCATAATGATTTGGGATTATAAGATTATGTTATAACTCGATTCCGAAATACTCGGACAAAAATTGTTGCGTGTCAATTGCTTGTTCCGGAAATAGACCCCCCCCTATTGCGACCCGGTAGTCGTCGAGATTCCGGCAAAAGAATTGAAAATACAATCCGTTGTAAACGTTCCGGTCAAAGGTTTTCCCGGCGTTCGGGTGGGTTTCGTAAAACCGCTTTTTCGCCTCGATTACTTGCTTGAGGAGTTTAGGATACTGTTTGAAATCGGCGAGGCCGTTGTCGGCCGCAAGGGGGCAACCAATACAACCGAGGCGGCGTTCGACGTGGAAACGGCCGGACTCGTCGTAATAAAGCGGGGCGCACTTGATACCGCGTTCCTCAATGAACCGGGCGACGTCCTCGTCCGTCCATTCGAGTATAGGGAGGTAAACGCGGACCTTTTCCTTTGCGGAGTAAACCCGGCAAATTTCGGGTTCGTGGTATCGTTTCGCCCGGGCGGTGGATTCGGCGCGGCGAATTCCTTGTATTGCGCGGTTGTACACCTTGTATTCCTTGAGGGCCTCGCAACAAAAACGCGCGAACCGGGACGGCGTCCCCTTTTTCTCGACGAGTTGTAAAAATGTGAGTTTCGGTTTGAGGATTGTAACCCCTTGTTCCCGGCAATGCGAGAGGGTCCCCGGAGGGTCGATTGTCGTATTCTTGTAAATCGCCTCGAAAGGAATTCCCGACATACGGGCGAGTTCGAGGATAACGTCGGAGTCTTTGCCGCCGGAATACGACAATTCAATCGGGCCGTCGTCGGTCGGAATTGACCGCAACAGTTTGATTGCAAAATCGACTTTTCGTTCGAGGGTCATATCCAATTTGTTTGTGTTTCGTTCAAAAATTACATATATTTGCCATTTACGGCGGGTTAAATTGTTCGTACCTTTGCGGTGTGAAATCGTTAACCGATTGCAAAACTAAACATTTTGTTCGGAACAAACAAATTTTCCGAACATTATTTTCGGAGAAATTTTTGTACAAATATGGATGTGTCTAAAAATCAAAGAGTTGCGGAGTTAATCGCCGAACTCAAAAATTCCCGGAAAATCCGGAATCAATCCCACTTTGCCGAAATTGTGGGTTCCGACAAGGCGACAATTTCGGAAATCGTCCGCGAACAAATCGACGTTCCGAAAAAGTTGTTCGGAAAAATCCTCGAGGCGTTCCCGGAGATTTCCCCGGATTGGTTGGAGTCCGGCGAGGGGCCAATGTTCCGGAGGTCGGAACCGTCCGACCCGTTCCCCGTCCACGTCGAGGGGGATTACACCAATTTCGGGAATCAAAAGGTTTCCATTATGTCGCCGGAGGTGATGTCGTACCTCCGGGAGGAACAACGACAATCGGCGGTCCACCTTTCACAAATCGACCGTCTTATTGCGATAATCGAACATATAACCGGAACCCCGTTCCACAGGACCGACGGAAAATGAGAGGATTTGCGATTCTTGCGGCCGTTGCCGCGCTTTTGATGTCTTGCCGGGGGAAATCCCCGTCGTTCGAGAAAACGCCCGAATACGCCGCGTTTTCGGCCCTGTTGGAGTCCCTCGAGTCGCGCCGGGATTCCCTGTTCAACTTGTCGGAATCCCTCCCGGCCGGAACGCCGGACGACGAGGTCCTCCGGTTAATGGAGGAACGGTCCACGGTCGAGGCGGAAATCCGCCGGACCAAATCGGACCGGGACGAGGCCGAACGGATGTATTACCTCAAACAGGCGAAACAATGAACAACGACGGATTCCAAACAGGGGACCCGGTAACGGTCCGATTCTTTGAGGCGTTCGCGGTCCTCGTCGAGGACGGCCGAACCACGACGTCGGGGTTTTGCGAGGAGGCCGGGATTGACCGACCGAATTTCCTAAAACAACGCCGGGAACCGGGGCGGTCAATACTCCGCCCGGCGTGGTTGTCGTACCTTTGCCGCAAATACGGCGTTTCTCCCGCGTGGTTGCTTTTGGGAACAGGAACGATGTTCCGGACCAAATCGAACAAAAACCCCGGGAAATCGAACGAAAACGGCCCGGAATCGCACAAATCCGGGGCGGAATCGAACACCGGGAAAGAATGAACCCGTCGCGCCTCGCGGCGGAACGGGTCCGGTACAAATTGGATGTCTTACAAATTCATTGACGTTGCAAAGGTACGAAAAACCCGTCGGGATTCCGACGGGTTTTATTACAAATCGTTCGGGCCGACCCCGGCGTCCGAACAAATTGTGTCGTACAGGCCCTCGACCATTGCGTCGACCTGTTCCCCGAGGCGGAACCCGGCCCGGCGGAGGGCGGCGATTTTGAACTTTGTTTCCGGCGATACCCGGAACGTCACGTTCTCGCGGGGTGTCTTTGTCGGGCGGCGGCCGGAACCCTCCCGGCGGCCGCCCCTGTTGGATGTCTTAATCATTGTCGAAATGTTGAACGGGCGTATAAATCCCGGCGAGGTCGTGGAGGCGTTTTGCGAGGCGTCCGAGGTGAACGGAAATCCTCCCGAGTTCGTCGTGTTCGGCGGTGTCCTCCTCGGGGATATAATGTTCCGCGATATTCTCGCAACGGGAACGCACCTCGTCGACGGTCCGTGACAACCACTCGAGGCGGGCGTCGATGTCGAACCCCTCCCGGCGGACAACCGCGTTGAAACAATCGCGGAGGTCGAAATAATACTTTGTCGCGGGTTCGCCTCGGCCTATTACGATAAGGTTTGCGTTTGCGGCCTGTTCCGCCTCGAATTTGAGGGTTGCGTTATCGGTCGCGCCACCCTCGGAACGGGCGAAATAATAACCGTTTGCGATAAGGGTGTCGAATTCCCCGTTCGCGTTGTTGAAAATGAGTTGTTTTGCGTTCATAATGCGTTGTTGTTTGTGCGTTACCCGGGAACCGCCCGGACGCGGTTTATTTCTTGAGTTGAAATCCGGCGACGCGGATTGAAAGACGTTTCCCGAACGGGAATTGTTCGACGTTGTAATCGGCGACCGAAACCTCGAGGGTCTTTCCCTTGATTCGTTTTGCCTTGTCACCCTGTTTCGGGAGGTAATACGTACAACCGGAGTAATAGTATTCCGCAAGGTCGGCCGCGTTCCACGTCAACGTAATTCCGTGGGTTGCGGCGGACGTGTATTCGTCCTCGAAATGGATGTTCGACGTCGCCTCGACCGTTGCCCGGCCGGACTCGATAATCCCGGAAACGACGCCCTCGATATATTCGTCCTCGGCCTCGATTGCGGCGAGTTCCTCGGCGGCGACAATGTTGTCCCCGTAACGGCCGTATTTGCCGGAGTTGACAAGGACGTCCTCGGCGATAACGCGCCGGGCGTCGTCGAGTTGCGGGAGGACCCAAAACAAATAACCGAGGTCGCCGCAATCGGCAACAGGCGTCCCGGCGTACTTGCCGAACGCGAACACGTCGTCGGCGTATTTCTCGACCTCGACTCGGGAGAATGAACGACAACCCCGGAGGGTTGCGTCGAACGGCGCGTCCGGATACTTTGCGCGGGCGACCTGTTCGTCCTTTGACACGTTTTTAATGAACGTACACACGACGCGGGTTGCCGGGCGGCCGTAATAGGTTACGGACTCCCGGGACACCTCCCAAAGGGTGAAAAATTGAGTTGCGAAACCGAGGTATTCCATTACTCGTCCTCCTCGTCGTTAATGTCCTCGCGTTCGCCGTTTTGGATTGCGTCGAGGGTGTCGACGTTCATTGCCCAATATTTGCGGGCGCGGCGCAAACAGGCCCTCCAAAATTTGAGGGTGTCGCGGATGTCGTCCGCGTCGAAATGTTCGTAATCCTCGGTTCGCCCGTCCTCGGTCCACGTCATTTTACCGTTGAGGTATAATTTGAAATTCGGACGAACCCGGCGGGTTGTGTTCGCGTCCTCGTACAATTCGACGTCCGGGGTTTCCGGGGTTGACTCGAGGCGGAACTCCTCGATTTGAATGTTGAGTTCTCGGACGGCCCTTTCGAGGGCGGGGGTTGTCATTGCTTTTGCCATAATGAAATGAATTTGTGCGTTATTTCAAAGGCAAAGGTAAACACTATTTTTGAATTATGCAAATGCAAATATCAAAAAGTTGCAAAAAATTTGAATTTTTTTTCGGGGAGAATAGGAAATCGGCCCCGGAGGGCCTCCGGAATCATTTTCGCGACGTCACGAAAAAGGTAAAAAAATAACCCTCGCGGTCCCGGCGAGGGTTATTCAACCACATAATTAATAACACTAAAACTAATAACCAATAGGGAGAATTTCCCGTGTCAAAGGTACACATTTATTCCGTCGGTTTGACGGGTTCGTCCAACAATCGGACGAGGTCCCGTTTCATTTGTTCGTCAACGTTGCGATACCTGTAAAACGCCGTCGACCCCTCGACGTGTCCGGAGAGGGACGAAATGAGGTTCGGGTCCTTGACTTGTTTGTATAGGTTCCCGATGAACGTTCGCCGGGCGAGGTGGGACGAGGCGATTTCGTACAACGGCCGTTGTTCCTCCCGGCGGGTCCGGGGATTGAGGACCGTAACGACCCGGTCGATTCCGGCGAGGCGGAACACGGTTTTAATTGCGTCGTTGTACTTTTGGGAGGATATGAACGGCAATAGGCCGGGACCGGGGAAATCCTTGTATCTTTCGAGGATTTCCTTTGCGGTGTTGTTGAGGGGGACCCGGATTGTTACCGGGCGTTCGCCGGATGTCTTGCGGGCGATATACTCGACCGCGCCGTCAATAATGTTCGCCCGGGTGAGGCGCAACAGGTCCCCGACCCGGCAACCGATACAACAATGAAAGACGAACACGTCCCGTTGTGTCGCGACTTGCGGCCGGGAGGACAAATCCGCCCCGGCGATACGTTCGCGTTCCTCGAGGGTGATATAATACGGGGTTCCGTAAACCGGGGCCTCGATTGAGTATTCCCGGAACGGATAATTCGTCGTCAAACGGTGTTTGATACACCAATTGAAAAACGTTCGGAACAGGCGCAACGAGTTTCCGATTGCGTTGTAACCACGGGGACCCGGCGTCCGTGACTCCGGAACGGCCGTGTATATGAATTCGAATTTCTTGTCCTTGAATATCGCGTGTTCGTTGACGAGGAAATCCTTAAACGCGGCGAGGTCGTCGGCCGACACGGTGTCGAGTTCCCACTCCCGGCCGGAATACAGTTCGAACCGCCGGAGTTGTCGTTCTAATACCTTGAAATGATTTTCCCGGGGCCGGGAGGACTCGTTGTCGCTGAGGAACTTTTCGAACGCGCCGAAAAAATCCCCTCCGGAGGGCGTGTTTTTCTCCGGGTGTCGGTATCGGTCGAGGATGTCGGCGAACCACTCCCGCGACACGGTCGTTTTGTCGGCGGCCGTGTACGCCTCGATTAACAGGTTGCAAACGTCGTCGAGTTCCTTTGCCGCCTTGACGAGGTCGCGTTGTTCCGATGTTTCCAAACGGGGAATGATAATCCGGGATTCCTTGACGTTCCACCGGGCCGGAGGAATCCGGATTCCGGACTTGACGCGGAACACGGCGTCCCGTCCTCCGGAGAACCGCAACAGGATTTCGGACTTTCCGTCGCCGTCAACCTTTGACGACAACGATTTTTTGATTGTAGGCATATTTTCCAATTTGTACCCCGCAAAGATACAAAACCGTTGACAAAAACCCGAATTTTCGTCAACCTGTTTGCGGATTATTGCAATGGGGCGCAATCCCGGCGTTGCAATCCTCGCCGTGGAAACCTTGCAAGACATTGCACAAAGGCCGATTTCGCCGGAATTCTCAACAACTTACAAAATCCCGACCTTGCAACCGTTCGGTCGTTCCCAGCACCACAAAATAAACGCCCTATTTCGCTAATTATCAACGATTTAGGGCGTTTTTTGTTACTCTTTTTGTCAACCGTTCGTCAACGAAACCCGGAATTAACGAAATCGAGGCCGTCCCAAACGCACCGGGACGACCTCGAACGCACATTCAATTTTCATTATTGAACGGAACAAAGGTACAAAATAATTCTCAAAAGCAATAACCGAACGAAACACCGACTCCGACATACGGGGTAAATCCCCCGGCCCCGTATCCCACGCCGATTTGAGGACCGACGACGAACGACCAACGTTTCCGGGTCGTAACGGTCCGGTTGTTATTGATTGTAGTTGTCGGAATCCGGAGGTTCATTTCAACAATGGACGGTCGGTATCCCTCGAGAACGGCGGTGTAATTCTCCCCCTCGACGGTTACGCGTTCAATCGGGACGAGGACGTCGACGGAATCCGCCGGGGCGGTCCCTGTTGTGTCGGCGGCCGCCTCCGGAGGGGCCGGGTTCTCGGCGGGTTTCGCGGGACGGGCCGCAACAGGCCGAGAAACGGCCGCAAATCGCGCCGTATCGGTCCGGACGGGTTCCCGGTCCACCGGAACCCCGGTCGTGTCCTTAACGTGCGAATACGTCGTTGTTGTGTCCGATGTCGTGACGACGCCCTCGACGACCCGGGGAACGGTTCCCCGGCCGACGAAAAACGCGACCACGGCGACGAGGACGAGGAGGATTACGGTTTCGGTTTTCATTTCCGGATGTCTTTTAAGTAATTGAGGATTCCGTCAACGTGGAGGGCGATAATTGCGCCCTTTCCCTTGTCGGATGTGAGGAACGCGACGTCCTCCCGGTTGTTTTGGAAACAATTTTCCGTCAATACGGCCGGACACGCGGTTTTCCGGAGGATATAAAACGCCTCCTCGATGTCGGGGTCGCCGTCGGAATAGTCTTTCCGGAGGGGTTTTTGAACGCCCGGTTTGAACGTGTCAAAATAACCCGCGTGTTTGAGTTCCTCCGAGGCGGCCGCGAACAAATGTGTCGCGATTGTATCGGACACGGTTTGCCCGGGTGACGTATAGACGCACCAACCACGCGCGGCCGACCAACCGGAACCCGGCCCGGCGTTAACGTGGATTGACACGACGATAACGTTTCCGGTCCCGTATTGCCGACAATACGCGTTGACGCGGGCGACACGTTCGGCGAGTGGAACGTCGTTCGTTTCCTTGACGAGGAGGAACACGGTTTCGCCGAGGGCCTGTAAACAGTCCGCGACGCCGCAAGCGATTTCCCGGGCGTATTTATACTCCCGGAAAAGGCCGTCGGGCGACCTTTTCCCGGGAGTGTCGATACCGTGTCCGTTGTCAATTAGGATAATCGGTTTCCGTAACATATCAAAGGACGAGGAACAGGATAACGGGGATTAACCCGACGACGATTCCGATTCCGTCGGCGATAAGGTCGCCAACCTCGGCGGTTTCGTGCTGAATGTAGACGTCGATTAAATACTCTTTGCCGACTCCGGCGAGGGCCGCAATAACGACCGCAAGGACGGCGGCCAACCAACCGACGACCCCGGCCCCGGCGAGAATGAGGAACGCCGAGGTTACAATAAGGGCCGACGCGAGGGCGTGCAACCACTTGTCCGTACTTTTAACGATTGTAAACATAATACAAAAGGTTTTTATTTCTCCCCGGGGTCGGCGTCCTGTTTTCCCGAGCCGTTCCCGGTGATTTCGATTGTCTTGTTTCCGGCCGTAATCTTTGCGGACTTTGACTCCCGGACGACGACGGGGACCTCGCCGAGGGCGGCGAACGCGAACAGTTCACCGACGCCCGACAAGACGGTTCCGTCGATAACGCCCGTCGGAGGAACAATAAATCCGGCGATTAGGAGTCCGGCGGAAACGGCAAGACAAATCCAAAAAATTATGGTTCCGGCGTGTTTCATTGTGTTACTCCTCCTCGATTACGGGTTCCGGGGATTCCTCCTCCGGGAGGTCGGCGAGTTCCTGTTTGAGGTTCTCGATTTCGACCTCGTTTTCGTTGTACTTTGCGTTCGCGGCGCGATATTCCGCGAGGTCCTCCGGGTACGTTTCCGCGAATGAGAGTCCGAGTTTCGAACACTTTTCCGCGTGGGCGTCGGATTTTTTCATTGTCGCAAGGAGGCCGAGGTTCTCGGACTCGAGTTCGTCAATTCGACGAACGATTGATTCTCGATTGTTCATTGTTGAATTGGTTTATAATTGACAAATCGTTCCGTCGGTTCACGCGGGCGTGGAATCGCGCCTGTTTCAACCGACAATATTTCGATACGGGACGGGCCTTTGTGAACGCCTCGTCGAATACGATATAACCCTCCCAAACGGACAACACGGTTTCGGCAATCTTTCGACGCGTCGACCCGGACGAATAATGCGACATAATCCCGAGGTACGAATTGAGGATTCCGACGAACTTTTCCGCGTATTTGGCGCGGTGTCGGTGTGTCTTTCCGACCTCCTCGTTGTACCAATGGATTTTGCAAAAGCAACGCGCAACGGTTCGTTTGTTGACATAGATTTCGCCGTCTTTCACAATACCGCCCAAACACTTGAACCCGCGTTCGACGGGTTGCAACTCGAATTTGCGCGGATGTAAGGTCAACCCACGTTCCGTTGAAAGATACGTCCGGATATGTGGCATTGCGGAGAGGATTTTTTCCTTGTCCCGGTCGACGATGTAAAAATCGTCGACGTAATTAACAGGGGCGAGGCCGACCTCGACCAACCACCACACGAACGGCGAATTGTAGAAATTCGCGTCGGTTTGCGACGGCAAATTCCCGATTGCGAGTCCGAGGAACCAATCCAAATTGTACAACGATTTGTGTTTCGGGAGGAGTTCCCACGCCGACAACGGGGAATGTCGAATCGCGTGTTCCGTGGGAGAATTAAATGTCGTTACCCGGATAAGGTACAACAAATAATCCTTGTCCCAATCGAAATAATTTTCTTGTACGAGGGCGACGAGTTCGTCGTATAAACGCCGTTTGTCGATTGACATAAAAAACGATTGTAGGTCAAACGAGGCGACGTAACACGGGACCGTGTAACCCTTTGATTCAACCCAAATCCGGTCCCGCAACCTTTCGATTGCGGCGAGGTTGCCCTTTCCGACTCGACACGAATATACGTCCGGGTGGAACACGTGCAACCCCTCGAACAGGGGTTCGAGTTTCATAACGATATAATGATGAATAATCCGGTCCCGGAAATCGGCCGCGACCACCTCCCGGGGACACGGGACGGTGACGATAAACGCGATTGACGGACGGGGGATGTACTCAAAATTATAGACCTCCCGACAAAGGGAGGAAAGATTCTCCGCCTCGTCGAGGCGGAACCGTAACGCGGGCGGGGTGTTTGCCTTGTTCGACAAACAAATATGATACGCCCGGAATATTTCGGAAACAAGGGCCGCGAACACCGGATTTCCCGAGGTATTATCGAGAAATTCGGAAACGGGACGAACCGTGTTCGTGTTGTACTTGTTGTTGTTGTTCACGTTGCCGTTGTTGCCGTTAAAGATGAACGCGTTGTTACTGTTATACTCGCAAGTTTTCCGACCCGTCTAAATGAGAGGGGCCGGACCTTTTCTCAAATAATCAATTCATTGTGGGTTCACTCCCGGCGGGGTGTTCCTGTTCCCCTCCGGAACTCCGACCCTCTTTTTGTTGTCGTTTGTACTCTTTCAAAAAGTAGGACCTCCAATGTTTCGCGTCGCCCCTTATGTCGTCCAAATCCACGAATAACAATCCCTCGGTATCCGGCGATAACAGGCCGGGGGCGGTTGCCCTCCGGAGTTTCGTTTCGATTTTCTCAAACTCGGTCAACGCGTCGTGGAGGAACCCGGCCGCCTTGAGGGGGTCGGTCGTCCTGTTTGCGTCGATAATAAGTTCCTCGGCCCTTTCCTCGGCGTCGATAATCCGGTCGCCGATTGTGAACTTGAATTTCCGGTCGAAATTCTCGACCGTCGGATACAATTTCAACGAGAATCGGTATTCTTTCCCGAGGACGTCGAGTTTGTCAATTATCGAGAGTCTTGTTTTTGGATGTGACATTATTTCCGAAATATGAAAAGGCGCGGACGGTCGCCGTCAAGCGGACGAACCGCCGCGCCAACTGAAAAACTTTTGAACCGTCTACAAAGCGGAAACGGGACGAACCGTGTACGCGTTGACCTTGCTGGTGTCGTACACGGTGCCGTTGGTGCCGTTAAAGAGGAACGCGTAGTTACTGTAATACTCGCAACAGGTCCACGGGTAATAACCGTTACCGTATGCGGTCGCGGTCTGCATTTCAACGGCGGTGTCGTTGAACGGGTCCTCCATTGTGTCGGCGGAGTTCAAACGACGTTCGGCCATTAACAAAAGGATTTCCTCGACGGACGGCAACCACCAATCAATTTCCGGGGCGTCGGCGACCGCGTAATTTTTCGCGGCGGCGGCGGCGGGGAAACGGGGTTCGTTCGCACCGCGAACGACGGTCCCCTTGAGGGAGGCGAGGAGGTCGGTTGTTTCCTTGCCGTCGCGCAACATTGCGCCGTATGCGTTCGGATACTGTGCGAAATGTTCGCCGAACAGGTACGAGGAATAATCCGGATACGCGGCGCGGAGGTCGGCGCAATACTCGGAGTTCTCGAACGCGTCTTGTTTGACTATCGTTGACGAACCGAGGGGGACGTTTGCGTCCGGGACGGACCCGTTCGTCTTGTAATAGTCGAGGAATTTCTTGTAATTACCCCCGGCGAAATAGGAATCGACGCCGTTGTTTCGGCGGATAGACTCCGCGCCGGAAAGGTACGCGTATTCGACTTGCCAATTGTGGTCGTCCTCCACAAAGGTAACACCCGCGCCGCCTCCGGTCCCGGTTATGGAATCGACGGTGTCCTTGAGGTTGTAATTGTGCGCGAGGATGATTTGATTTCCGAGAACCGAGGCGACCCACGCCTTATCGTCGGCGTCGGTGAGGGTTTGGAACTGTGCGTTGATACTCGCGGCGATTGACTCGAGGGAGGCGTCCGCCTCCCACGAAACGTCGACCTCCTCGGTCAATGCGCCGTTGTTGTGAACGACGATTGCGAGGGTTCCGCCGAGGGCGTTGTTGATTCCCGAAATGAGGACCTCGAAAGGATGTCCCCAACGGGCGGAAAGGTTTTCGAGGGCGGTAATGAGGACCTTGTCCCCCTTGCGGCCGAACACCTCCGCAACGGGTTTGAGGGTTGCGGGGATTTGGGTTTTCTTGACCGTTCCGGCCTTGATGAACGCGAGGACGTTTCGGACGGTGTCCTTAACGACGAGGTCGCCGATTCCGGCGAGGTTCTTGTCGTAAACAACGGTGTTCACGCCGTCAAAAATTGCGGCGGATTCCTCGACAATCTTTGACACGGCCGACGCGGTCCTCGACCGGGTGTTGTCGGCCTCGTATGCGGCCTTTGTTTCGTAATTGTTGACTTGCATAATTGTAGTTTATTAAATGGTTTTCCAATCGGATACGGCCGAATTTCCGGTCGACTTATACGTCGCGTTGTTGGTCTTGTCAATGTAGATTTGACCCGCGCGGTCCGGTTTCGCGGTCGGCGCACCGGAACCCACGACGACGAGGTTGTTGTCACCCCAAACACCGAGGTTCCGTACGTTGAGTTTCTCGACGAGAACAGTTCCGGAGATAATCCCGATAACAAGTTTCGCGAGGGTATCGAGTTTCTTTTCAATCGTCGCGTCGGCGTGTGCGAGGACCCCGAAAACGGTGTCCATATTCACGACGGCGGCGGTTGCGGCGGCGGCGGCCGACGTCGCGGCGGAGGCGGCGTCGTTTGCCGCGCTTGCGGCATTGTTCGCGGCCGTTGCTTTTTCATTTGCGTTCGCGGCGGCGGTATTCGCGGCGGCGGCCTTTTCCGAGGCGTTCCCGGCGGCGGACTCGGCCGCCTGTGCTTTTTCGCTTGCATACGCGCCCGCCGAGGTTGCAGAGGCGGCGGCGTCGTTCGCGTTTCCGGCGGCGGTATTGGCGGCGTCGGTCGCCTCGGTTGCCGGGGTAATGATTGACGCGAACACACCGTCGTAACGGGTCGTGAGTTCGGCGTAACCGACGGAAACCCCGGTGTCAACGTACGCGTTGAGGTTGTCGTCGTACACTAACCACGTATTGTTGTCGCTTACTTTCGGCGAACAACCCGTAACGTCCACGTTCGAGGGGAAATTTACCACCGTGAGGGACATTGCGATTGTGGTTTCGATGTACCCGGCCGGATTGTCGGCGTCGACGTTGATAATTTCGACGAGTTGGGTTGAATACATTGTGTTGTCGGACAACTTGACGTTGAACACAATTGCATAATTGCCCTCGGTCGTGAGTTCCCGGGTCGGGAGGAGGCGGACAAATACGTTATTCGTGAGTTCGTCGAAATTGATGTCCGAAACGGTCATTGTTTGACCGCCCGGGAGCCGGAGAACCGCGCCGATATAACGAACCTTGCGGAGGTCAACGGCGGCCCCGGAGGGTTGGACGAGGGAAACCTTGAGTCCACACCCGTAACCTGTTTTGACGTAATACATTGTATATTGAATTTTGGTTTTGCCTGTTATACCGTTTTCCAATCGTCAATACCGTTGTTCCCGGTGGACTTGTAAACGGCGTTGTTCGCCTTGTCAATCCAAAATTGCCCGGCGCGGTCGGGTTTGCGGTCCGGGGCGTTGGTCGCAACGATAATGAGGTTATTTTCACCCCAAACGCCGAGTTTGCGGACGTTGAGGGATTCGACGAGGGTTTCACCGGACACGATACCGTCGATTCGTTCCGCGAGGGTCTTTTGTCCCTCGGCGAGGGTGTCCTCGGCGTGGGCGAGAACGGAAACGCGTTCGTCGATGTGTCCGTCCACGTCGTCAACGATTCCGGAGGCGGCGTCGGCGGCCTCGTTCGCGCGTTCGGCGGCCTCGGTTGCGGCGGCCGTCGCCTCGGTAACGGCGGCGTCCGTGTGGAGGAGTCCGAGGACGACCGACTCGAGGTCGGACGGGGAAAGGATGTCGTCCGGCAATACGAACGCGAGTTTCGTTCCGGACTGAATGTAACTCCCGGAGGCGGCGTCCCAAACGAGTAACGCGCCGTCAACGTTGGTTACGGGGAGTTTGTCGGCGTCGAACGCCTCGCGGACGGTCGAGGATAATTCCGAGGTCGGGAACACGAAATCCGAGATTGTGAACCCGATTCGGACCGACACGTCGAACGCGTTAACAACGGGGGTTATGAGGGACCCGCCGTCGTCGGTCAAATCGACAACCGCGAACACGCGGAAATTACCGACCGGGAGGGCGGTTTCCGAAAGGCGGGCGACGAACTTTTCGAGGGTTTCGTCCTTTTCCATTTCGGCCGCGACGAGGCGGTAATCCGGCGTTACAAAATAGAGGGTCGCCTTTTCGATTGAGGACAACTCAATCGTCGACCCGGAGGAGGTGAAAAGGGCGGTTAATAGTCCGCCGATTTTGGGATTTACTTTCATATTCGAGAGTGTTTATTTTCCGATTATCTTTGTCCGGGTCCGGTACGACTTGAGGCGTCCGTTTCCCTTGTAATCCGGGAAAATTTCGGGGAAATGTGACATATACACGAAACACTCTTGAATATAACCGTCGGCGACCGAGAACGCGTCGCGATACGCGACCTCGCGTTCCTTGAGTTCGGTTCCGTGGGAGTAATCGTCGTTTTTGTTCACATACCCGAACCGGGTTAAATGGTTCGTTGCCGTCTTGACGAGGCGTCCCCAACTGTAATAAGCGAGGGCGCGACGCAATCCGGCGAACACGTGGACGTTGCCGTCGTGGTCGGTGTAATCCCCGCCCTCGAACAGGCGGGAATATTTCACGTCGTCAACCAAACGAACGAACAGGGCCTCGCCGAGTTTGGGTTTAATATCGAGGAGGGTTGCCTCCTCGATTGCCCGTTCCGCGATTTCCCGGTCCACGTCGCAAGGTCGCGCGAGGCGGCGGATGTCGTCCGGGGTTATAATTGGTTTGTAGTGTTCCGTAATCATTCCGCGTCGGGGTTTTGGGTTACTGATTTAACGAGGGGTTCAATCTTAATGTCGTCCGGCCCGTTGAACGGGAGGAGGTCGTCGGGTTCCCAATGCGAGAAAATAAGGTTGTACGCGCGGGTCAACATACGTTGGTATTTCGTGACCTGTTCGCAATATTCCTTTTTCACGTCGTTTGCGAGGTCCCCGGAGAATCCAATCGAACCCGTCCGGAGTCGTGCGAACATTTCTTGATTGAACGCGGCGTATATCTTTTCGACGACCGATTTGTTCGTCGAGTCGAATTCCTTGTCAAAGTTTTTCGGCGCAAAGGAAATGAACTCGGGTTTCTCCTCGTCGACCTCGCCCTCGCAAACGGCGATTTTACACGAATTCGTGTCGCCTTGCAACGACTCGATACTTTCGATAAACTCGTCGAAATCCCCGTTGTTTTCGGGTTGGTCCTTTCCGTCGAATACCTCGGAACCCTCGGGAGGGAGGGGGCGCATTTGCCCCCTCTTGACCCAAAGGATACCACCCGCGAGGAAATTGTTTCGTACGTTACGGTTGGAAACGTTCGACAATCCCTCGTCGGTCGACATATCCGTTAAAACGGTGTCGTACGCCGGGATTGGATACCGGAGGCGTCCGGCCCGGGAAATATACAAGACTTGTCCCTTGTAAAACTCGATTCCCCCGGCCGCGACGATTTGGGCCTGTACGATTTCGGGGTCCGGATTGAATACGGGGAAAATTTCGATTGACTGTTTGTCGACCTTGACGGACTTTCCGTTCCGGGTCTTTTTCCCCCTCCAATCGGGGTGGAAAATAACGTGTGAAATAATCCCGTGTTCGTCCTCCTCCTCGAGGCGTACACACTCGAACGGCATTTGCGCGAGGGAAACGATGTTTCCGGCGATATTATAATTGACGTGTATTGCGATACCCTCGTATTCGCCGCAATCCGCCGACAAAAGGGAATGAACGTCGTCCACCGTTTCCCCGCCCGTGTTACAAATGAAATCGGACAACGATTGCGACGCAAGGCCGTTCCCCTCAATGTAAGTTATACGGCGTTCCAAACAGGTACGGCCGCAAGACGACGCCGACACGATGTCGTGTAATTCTTGCGGATACAGGTTGTCCGCGCCGTACGTCTTGATTCCGAGGGAGGAAAGATACCGTACGTCGATTCGCGTTTCGGGTTTTTTGGTGTTTTTGATGTTCATTTTGTCGGAGGTTTATTCGGCCGGAACGGTTGCGGCGGCGATATACTTTTTAACCCCGTATTCGGTGAGGGGTTTTCCGTCAACCTCCATTCCGACGTAATCCTTAACGATTGCGGACTTTGTGTCCCCGGCCTCGAGGCGGGCCTTGATTGCGGCGAGGATTTCCGGATTGAGTCCGGGTTTCTCGGCGGCGGCCTTTTCGGATTCCTGTTCGGGTTCCTGTTCGGGTTCCTGTTCGGGTTCCTGTTCGGCGGGTTTCTCGGTCGTTACCTTTGCGGCCTCGCCGGAAAGGTCGATTTTGAAACCGCCCGCCTCGGCGACCTTGATAATCTTGTCGAGGTCCGCAACGGCGCGGTTGCGGTATTCCGTCATTTTGGCGAGTTCAACCTTGAGGGACTCGTTTTCGGCCTTGAGGGATTCAACCTCGGCGCGGAGGGCGTCGTTTTCGGCCGTTGTTGCGGCCTCTTTTTCGTTCTCCGGGCCTTTCCCGGCGTCGCCGGGTTCCGGTATTACCTCAAACAATCCACGCGCCCCGGGGCGTTCCTTGAGGAACTGTTCCGCGACGGCGTCGGTGAGGTTGTCGTTTGTGTACACCTCGGAGGTTCCGGACGGCTGAATAACAACCCCGGCCTTGAGGACGTATTTTTTCTTTTCCATTGTCGAATGATTTTTTATGAATATGCGTAATTCGATAACGGCGTCCCGGTGTCGATTCGGACAATTACAATTGGGAATCGAACGCCCGAACACCGCGAAATATATTTCCTCAATCGCCGCCTTTTCGGACGTGGAGAATTCGGATTGAATCCCCCACGCCGAAACGCGACGTTTGATTTCCTCGTAATTCATACCCGGGAATTACTCGCCGTTTACGAGGGTGTTAATGAGGGTCTTTGTTGCGGCGTATGTACCCGCGTTGAGGAACAGGCCCGAGGTCGGGGATTTCTCCTCCTCGAGGGCAACGGACCAACCGCCGTTGGCGTCGTCGGAATAGGGGTCGAGGGAACCCTCCGCGAGGGTCAAACCTTGATAAAATCCCTTGATTTCGAACGCGGAGTTTCCGGCGTTGGTTGCGTCCTTGAGGTGTTTTGCGCGGTTTTCCTGTATGAAAAAGAATTCACCGTCGAGGATAGGGTCAACGATGTTCGCGGAAACCTCCGGGGAGTTGTCGAGGATAATAAACTGTACTCGGTTGGTTACATAACCGCCGAGGTCGGACGTGTTGAGGGTCTTTGTCGAGCCGGAGAACGGTTTTTTCCCGGTCTGATAGACGGGGAAAATGTGCGCCCCGGCGACGAGAGGGAGGGCGGAAATTTCGTTCTTTGAACCCTGTACGAATTCGACGTTCGCGAAATCAATTTGCGCCCTGTTGCCGATGTAACCGACGAGTTCGAGGCCGGGAACAAACGGTTCGTCGCAATTGCGTTCGATTGCCTTTTTGATGAAATTGTCGCAAGTTGACATATTGATTGAAATTTTGATTGTTTACGAAAAAGGGGCGGCGGTTCCGCCGCCCCGGATGATACACGGTTCGGGTTTAGTAACCAACCTGTACGAGGTCGTCCTGTGCAACGAGGGTTCCGATTTTGTCCTTTGCGTGAATCTTGTTCAACTGTTCGTCACGGTTGAACCAAATTGCGATGTCGGCGAGTTCGGACTCGGATTCAACACCCGCGAGGAGGTTGTCCTTGACGGTGTAAATCGCGCGGTACGGCTTGTTGTACTGCCCGGAGTTTGCGGTTGCCTCGTAACCCTGTATGATTTCGTCCCAAAAAGGAACGGCGATAACGGTAATTCCGTTGTACGTTCCCTTTTTGATACCGTCGAACAGGGATTCCCACTGCATTTCGGAACCTTTGTTGTTCTGCTTGATGTCGCGGTCGAGGGCGTCCTTGAACGCCTGTGTAATATAAATTACACCGTTGGGTTGCTGACGGAGTACGAGGGGCGCGTCCTCAATGAGGGCGTCCATAACACCCGTTGCAACTCCGGCGACTTTCATTGCGGCCTTTTGTGCGGCCCACGAGGTTTCCGAGTTCGCGGCGATTGTGGTGTGACGGGCGTTGTCGGCGGCGACGATTGCGAACAGGCGTTTCCACAGTCCGTCCGTAACGGTGAACTTGGAAACGTCGGTTCCGGGTTTGAGGATACCGCCGTCGGCGACTACCTTTGCGGCCTTGTCACCGAACCACACGAAACGGAGTAACATTTTACGGATTGCGAGTTCGAGTCGAGGCATAACGATATGGTCGACGTAGTCGGAACCCGTGAGGTCGGCGATGTCCGTTCCGGTTTTCATTGCTACCTGTGCGAGGGTTCCCTCGAGGTCGGCGTAACAAATCTTTTCGGCGACCTCCCACTCGGGGATGTCCCACGTCTTTTCGGAGGTCGACATAATGTCGTTGTCGAACACCGGGTTACATTTGGTTGATGCCTTACCGATAAGGCCGAACTCACCAACGAAACCGACCTTTTCGCCGTGTTTCTGCTTGGGGAGGACGTTTACGAGTGCGCCGATTTGGTCGGCACCGAGGACGGCGAGGAAAATAAGTTTCCGGAGGTCCTTAACCGCCCCGTTGTCGGGGGTGAGGTTTGAAAAATTGAGTCCTGTTGAGGCCATAATTGTAATTGTTTAATTGTTAATGATTTTCTTTGTCTTGCGGTCGATTATTCGCCGCCCTTGTTCTTTTCCTCGAGGGCGCGGAGGCGTTTTGCGACGAGGGATTCCTTGACCTCGCCCTCTTTGCCGCCTTTCTTGCCGGGTTCCTTGTTTCCGGCGGCGGGTTTGTAGTTGGATTTTGCGGATTTCAACCACTTAATACCGCCCGCGACGGTTACGAGGTTGAGGATTTCGAGGTCCTCGGGGGTCTTTGCGGCGGCCTTTGCCGTTGCAAGTTCGGCCTCGAGTTCGGCGATACGATTGTTTGCGTCGGCGAGGGCCTTTGCGGTTTCGTCGTCGTCGTTATCGTCGTCGTCATTGTCGCCGGAATTGTCCTCGGCGTCGCGGATTTCGGTAATTACACCGTCCTCGACAACGATTGTCTTTCCGTCGGGCATTTTGTGCTCACCGTCCGGGGAGGCGGAGTCGCCGACGGCGGGGTCCTCGCCCTCCGGCTTGTCGATTGTGATTGTTCCGCCGTCGGCGGTGTTGAGGTCGTACGCGACCTTTTCCTCTTTAACCTCGGCGTTGAGGCCGAGGGCCTTTGCGAGGGCCGCGAACGCGGTTGCGATTGCGGACTTTTTGGTTTCTTTTGACATATTATTTTGGTTTTTGGGATTATGTGCGTTCCATTCCTCCGCCGTCATACGGCGTTCGCCGATTGCCTCGGCCGATTTCGGCGCGGTTATTTCGTGAATGAACCCGAGTTCGAGGGCCTTTTCCGGTCCGAAATAGGTTCCCGCGTTCATTTGGGCGTCGAGGACGTCGCGGTCGGCCCCGGTACGTTCCACGTAAAAGGACAACATTTTCTCGCGTTCGACCTTGAGGTCGGCGGCGATACGTTCGAGGTCCTCGGCGTGGTACGCGCCCGCGAGGGTGTACTCGGGAATGTAGGGGTCGTGAATGAGTAACGAGGCGTGAGGGGCGGCCCGGCGAACCGACGCGGCGCAAAGGATGATTGTTGCCATTGACGCGCATTGTCCCTCGATTGTCGCGATTATCGTTTTCCCGGTCGCCCGGAGTTTGTCCGTAATCGCCCAACCCTCGGTGACGTCGCCTCCCGGACAATGAATCCGGAGGTCGATTGTATCGTCCTCGGCCGGGACTGATTGGATGAATTCGTCGACCGATGAAAAGGACACACCGTCAATTCCGCAAAACCACAGGAGGTCGAGTCGTTCCTCGTCCGCAACAATTGGGTTGTAAATTTTGAGAATTGCCATTTTTGAGTGTTGTTAACTGTTAACGTTGCAAAGATATAAACAAATGTGTACGAAATACACACCCCGGAGTAAAAATCGACTGACAACGGTTTGTCACTAATCGCCCGGTATTTGCGACCTAAACCGCCGTACAACGCGCCAAACGGACCGTTCCGATAATTGGTATTGCCGACAACAATAATCGACGACGTACGCCGTTTTTAGGCCCTCGGACCGGAGGCGGACGAAATCCTCGTACAACTCGATATTCTTGTAATCCTCAATCGCGACGCCCGCCGAGGTTAATTCCCGGAGGACCTCGGCGTTCGCCTTGATTAGTTCGTAAACGGTCTTTTTCATACGCGGTCGGTGTTATACGTCCCCGAGGGTTTCCACAACGGACACGCGGGATTCGACGCGGCGGATTTCGTCGACGCCGACCCGGAGGTTGAGGGCCGACACGCCCCGGGCGACGGCCCGGGCGAGCATTTCCTCCCCGGCAACCTGTGTCGCGGCGGTCCCGGCCTGTATTGGTACGCCTCCTCCCAATTGGTTGAGGGCGGAGTATAGGGGCGCAAACAAGGATGTCGACAACGCATTGTTGACCGACTCCCCGGAGGACAACCTCGCCGGGACGGAATCGGACGTCGTGGTCCCCGGCCCGGTGACGGAACCGCCCCGGGAGAATCCGGGCGCGGACGGGATTTTCGCGCCCTTGACGGTCTTAATCGCGGAGGTTATGTTCGCGAGGACGGTTGCAACGGTCGTCGCAATCGCAACGAGGTTCGCCGGGTACGGAACGGACATTGCTTGGGCGGTTCCGGCCGCGATTGCCTTTCCGGTGTTAATTGCGATTTCGGCGAGGGCGAGCATTTTTGCGAATTGGGCGATTCCCTCGTTCTCCTCCCCGATTTCCTCGAACAGGCCCGACAACGCCCCGGTGACGGTTGCCATTGATTCGAATTTCGCTTGTTCGATTTCAACCTCGTAATCCGCGAGGGCCTTTTTTGCGTCGACGTATTCCTTTTGCGCGGCGAGTTGGCGGGCCTTGAACGCGGCGTCGGATTCACCCTCGAGTTGTTGTAACGTTTCCAATTCCTTTTGTTTCATTTCCACCTCGAGGGCGAGGGTGTTTTCGCCTTGAATCGCGAGTTCGTTTATACGGTTCTCGTAATCGAGGCGGAGGGCCTCCCGGGTCCTTTCAATTGCGAGGTTCGTATATTCGGCGTTGAGGTCGGCGGTTTGCCTTGCGTACTTTTCCCGGATTAGTTGCTTTTGTTCCTCGGTAACGCCGACGGCGTGTAATTCGTTCGCCTCTTGGATTTGGAGTTCCTGTAACCGGAGGTCGTATTCGGCCTCGGTTCCCTCTTTGACGGCCGCAAGGCGGAGGGCGATTTCCTGTTGCGCGGTCTTACAACGGCGGTCCCACGCCTCCCGGTCGAGGCGTTCGAGGTTCCGGTTGTGTTGTTCCTCGGCGAGGGCGATTTGTTTTTCAATCGCGGCCCGGGCGGTCGCGGTCAAATTCTTTTCCGTGTCGAGGCGTTTTTGTAGGTCGGCAATTTGCCGGGCGTACCGTTCGTTTTCCTCGGCGAGTTCCCGTTCCCCGGCGTCCCGGATAAGGGCGATTTCGGCGTCGGTCGCGGCGCGTACGGCGTCGAGTTCCGCCTTTGCGCGTTCCTCCCGGCGTTTCCTCGCCGAGGACCCGGCCGATTTCCTCGCGTCGGCGATTTGCTTGTCCCGGGCGGCCTCCAAATTCATTTGCAAGACTAACATTTCGTTTGCGGTGATAACACCCTCGGACCGGAGGAGTTTTAATTGTTTGACCTGTTCGGCGAAATTCGCGTTCGCCTTGATTGTCGCATACTCAACCTCGCCGATTGCCTTTTTGAGGATGTCGTCCCGGTACGACGACACAACCTCCCGGAGGTGGTTTGCGGTGTCGTTCAACGCGGATTGGTAATTCTCCTCGGCGGTCTTTTTCGACTCGAGGGCGTCCTTGTATTCGTCCTTGTCCTTTTTGTACAGTTTCGCGGCCTCCTCGAAATGTGCGTTTTGCTTATTCGACAAATCCCGGAGGAGGATTAACCGTTGATTCGTGATTTCCTCGTCGGACTTGCCGAGGGCCTTTAATTTGTCGAGGTGTTCGTCGTACTTTTTCGCGAGTTTGTCGAGTTCCTCGCCCTCTTTCTTGAAATTCTCGCGGGCCTTTTCTTGCGACTTACCGAACAGGTTAAACGCCTTGACGAGGCCGTAAACGGCGGACACGGCCCCGAGAATGAGGGACACAATTAAAACAATCGGGTTCGCCTTTAACGCGGCGTTGAACAACCGGGTCGCAATCGTCGCGGCCCCGGTCGCGGCGGCCTCCCCGGTGAGGGCGGCGGCGTTCATTGCGTTTGCCTTTGCCTGTAATTTGGTTCGGGCGGCGTTGACGGTTTGCATTACGATTGATTGCGATTGCAACATATTGACAACCTTTTGTAACGCCGTGAGGGTCCCGAGGGTTATTGTTATAACCTTGAACGTTTCGTTCAATTCCTTATTCTCGAACCCGAGTTGATTTGCAATAACCGAGTATTGCGTCCACATACCGAGGAGGGATTGTGTCGACGCAATCATTGAGTCCAACGAGGCCGTATCCGAGGACCCGGCGGTTATTTGTTGGTTGACGTCCGCAATTGCGTCTTTCATTTGGGCGGCCTTTGCGGACAACTCTTGAAATTCGGCGGTGTTCTCTTGTCCGGCGAATTTCATTGCGGTTAATTTCTCGACGAGTTCCCGGAGTTGGTTTTTGAGGGGTTCGACGGCGGCGGGGTAATTGCCGACGTTCCGGTAAAACCTTTGCGTTTCCTCCTCGGCGGTCTTGAGTTCGTTTGTGATTGCGAGGATTTCGGCGCGTTTTTTCTCCCCGGCCTCCCCGTTACGTTGTTCCCGGGACAACGCGTCGTATTCCTTTGTCACGTTCGACAACGCCGCCCGGAGGGACCGGAGGGAACCCTCTTGTTCGTTTTCCTGTTTGATGTTATTTTGAATCTCTTTCGAGAGTTCCCGGATACCGCGTTTATACTCTTTCTCGGTTTCCCGGAGGGCGATTAACGAACGGTTCCGTTGTTCGAGGGTGATTTCCCCGTCCTCGAATTGTTTTTGTACGTCCTGTTCGGCCTCTTTCACGTCGAGGAGGGCCTTTTCGTATTCCTCAATACCTCGGACCGCGTCGGCGTAATTGGTTTCGATGTGGACGACCTTTGTTATTGTATCCTGTGCCATTGAAAAAAGGGTTTAATATTCAACAATAGTGAATCCGAAATCGTCGACGATTCGGGCGATTCCCGGTTGTGCATAATACGCCGACCGGGACCCGGCCGGGACGAATATTTGTTTCGGCGTCGCGGATGTGTAATCCGACCCGGCGGAATGGAACGCGGAATAATTAATCTCCGGAGGCGTGGTTCCGTGGAATCGAATTGTTGTGAGGCCGTAACAGTGACCGAACGCGACGTCGCCGATTGACGTTACCGAGGCCGGGAATTCGACGGAACGCAACGCGTAACAGTATTCGAACGATTGCCACGCGAACTCCTCGACGGATTCCGGGAACGTGAATCCAACAACGTTGTGTGCGTAATAGAACGTTTTTCGACCGAATACCCGGATTCCCTCGGGGAAATAGATATAACCCACATTGTCGAGGGCGTACGCGGCGGACTGTTCCCCGGGGATTTCCTCGGCGGTTTGGTAATTAACCAACCCGGACACGGTGTCGGAAATGAACGCGCAATCGGTCAAATCCATTCGGCGCGTTGTTCCGGACGAGGCCGCCCGGGTTCCAATATTGCCGATGTCCTCCGGAGTGAGGGCGCGGCCGGGCGACGATTTGACCTTTAACGTCCCCCTCCAATTGGACGGACATTCCATTAACCACGTTGAACCGTTGTCCGTCGAGAACAACAACGTAATGAACGTTGCGGGCGCGGCCGTCGGCAACTGTAACAATTCGACGTTGCAATATTCCTCGGCCGTTTGAACGGATATAATCGCGTAAAACCGCCCGTATTGTTTGAGAAACACGGGTTTTGAATAATCGAGGTTGAGGAGGTCAAACTCGGTCAACCGGATTCGTTCCTTGAGGACGACCGCCGAATTCAACAGGGCGGACAATTGCCCGTAATATAATGCAATCATATTCTCAAAGGAAATCGGGAGGAACCGGGCGATTGCCTCGTTTCCGGTAGACCCTCCGGAACGCATACAAACGAGTCGGGGATTGACCGCGACGTCCTTAATTTCGCCGTTCTCCATTGCGTAATGAGGAATTACCGCGAGGGTTACGTCAACGGGCGTCGACGACCCGGAGGACGTGTGCGTCGTTTGCTTTTCGTCGGACGGGACAAACGGAACCGTCAACGCGTCCCGTTCCAATTCGAGGGTTTCGTTTTCGACGATGAGGGGGGCGTCCCCGGACGCCTCGACGGTGTCGTCGTCCTTGTACCGAAACCAATTTTTGCGGGCGTAATCGCCGAACGAGAATTTAATTTCGTTCGGGTCGGTTTCCCCGTCGGCGGCCCGAATGAGTTTCGAGGACCAATCGACCGCGTTTGACCTGTTGTCGATTACGGAATCGAGTGTCGCAAATTTGATTTTGTTTGCAACCCCGGACGGGACGACATACAGGCCGAACAACCCGCAAATCGCCTTGACGAAATCGAGTTGCGTAATATCGGGGAAATTGCCCTTTGCGCGGAAATACTCGCCGAGTGAAATGTTCGATTCGACCGCCGGGGGCGTGAAATCGAGTGTTGCCGAGGACGACAACGAGTGAAACCTGTAACCGTCGGACAAATCAAATCCGATGTATATTTCCTCCCCCTCGAGGATGTCGAACGCCCGGGACATAACGAACGTTTGTGAGAAATAGTAACGGCCTCCGGACTTTCCCAACGATTCCGTACCCGTACAATAACCGCCCCAATAATCGTCGTTGCGGCCGTTGGACGAACGCATTTTCAACGCCAAATCGGGTTTGTATCCCTTTGACGAACACGACGTCGTCGCGACAAGGATAACCACCAATTCGACGCGCCCGGCGTAATTGCTTTTGATAACCGTAACCGGGGCCTTTTCCCCGAAACTGAATCCGCGTTCGGTGTCCTCGGTCGTGTAATACGTCGACGCGGGCATTGTGAACCGTACGCCGATATGATAATCGCACCAACCCTGTGTAACGTGCGCGGTTATATTGGACCCGTGTTTGACGGCCGACGAGAATTGTTTTCGAGTGGTGAGGGCAACGGCGACGGAACGGAACAGGCCGCGCAAATTGTACCCCGGCCGGGACATATACCCGGACGGGAACTCAAAGGTAATCCCGGAGTCGGATTGCATTTTCTCGAGGATTTTTCGCACCGACACGAATTTATGCAACCAAATTTGGTTGCGGACGTTCGACGGGAGGGTATCCATTGACCCGAGGCCGCAATCATAATCGGCGTTGATGAAATACGAGTCGTCGATGTAAACGTCCGGGTCGCCCGGGTCCGCGTCGACACAATATGTTCGGGACCCGGTCGTCGACCAAATTTGCGTGAGGGAATCGAACGACAAATCGTTCAACTTTGCGCCGGATTCAATCCATTGTTGAAAACGTGTCATTTCGCCCCAATACAACGCGATTTCGTAATTCTCCGAGGCGGATAACATAACCGCGTACGCGTCGGAAATGATTTTCACGCCGTTACGGATGTACTCGGCCGGGTGTCGCTGATACGGGAACGACGAGTTCCGGGCCGGGGTTGAGGCGTGGTCGAATATCATTCGGTTGCGAATGGTTTTCGGGAGTTGGATTGTTTGGGAGTTCGACGAGGTGATTTTCGACACGTCCCCCAACAAATTTGATTTGAAATTCAACACAATTCGGGTGTCCGGGGACATATCGACCCGGAGTCCGTTAATAATGAGTTCCTCGTTTTTCATATTACAACGATTGCGTCAATTGTGAGGGTTCGACCACGGCGATTGTGAAATCTTGCCGGGGTTTCGTGGACTTGCCGATTGTCGCGGCGGAAACGTTGACCGCGTGCCATTGCGGGACGTCGTTGTCGTCGTATCCGTCGAATATATCGACGAACGGGGACGAGGCGAGGGTCAACAGGAAATCGAACGTTTCCCGGTCGACGGACTTTGCGCCGAGGGTCCGGGTTTTGGTCCGGGAGAATGATTGCCGGACCTCGGTTCCCCTGTTCTTTCCGGAGGTGTAAATTACGGGGTTTATGATGTCGGCCGACACGAACGAGGACGAGGCGACGGCGTCGGATGTTCCGAGGTCCTTAAACAACCAATAACAAAACTGTCCTTGATTGTCAATCCAACGCAAATAAACGCCCTTTTTGCAATCGGCGGTGGTTCGGTCGACGTCGACGTCGTACGTTACGATTCCGGCCGATTCAACGTCGTTTTTCGTAACGTACCCGAACGGTTGAGTCAACCGGAAATTCTTGTCAATTGTGAACGGGTCGATTAGTTCCTTGACGTTGAGGAGGCGACGGACGTAACCCGACGCGGTCGGGAGGTTTTCCGGGGTTACATTGTTCGGAAAATTGACTCCGGGACGTTGCACACCGTCGACGACGAGGTCGAACATTTCACCACGGCGGCAATAAAAATCGAGGGTGAACGGGTAATTCACGAACCAACGGCGGCGGATGTTTCCCCCGGTGGATTCCCCGCGTTCGATGTTACCGAATACGGTGTCAACGGAAAAACTCGCGACGACGATTGTTGCGTTGTTGTTGTCGGTGTCGGTATATGTCACGACGGCCGAAATCGTCCGGAAATTCGGGTTTACAACCCACATTCCGCCGTTATAATTGACGGCGTCGATGTCGAGTTCTGCAAACGCCGTTTGCATAAAACGCCGGATGTCGAACACGACCTCCAAATTATACACGTTCCGAAACTCGGTGTACGTCCGGCCGTCCGGGTCCGACAACTGAATCGTGACCGTTTCGGGAATAAACGTGACCCCGTCGTCGGTCGTCCAATATACCCGGACGAGGGCGGGTACGTTCGAGAAATGAACGGAATTCGGGTAATCGCAATATCTTAACCCGGAGTGAATTTGTCGCATATCGTATTGTGTTTTAATTGTTTATTGTTCGGAGTATTGATTCGGTCAATTGGACGTCGAACAGGCCCGCAAGACGGGAGGCGACGTTGTCAAATGCGACCGGGATTTCGTTTGAGAATATGTCGTCGCGGCCGCCGTCCCGGAACAGGGCGGAACCGGATGTCATTATCTTTGTCGCAACACCCCACGGGGAGTCGAGGTTGATTCCCTTTGACGCGGCCCAACCCTCGACGACGTTAATAAACCATTTCGGCGCGGACGGATACTCGGTCCCGTCCTTGCGGGGTTTCGTGTGAATCCGGGACCACGGCCGGGAACCTGTTTCGAGTCCGGCAAAATACGCCCTCGCGTCGAGTTCTCCGGCGGCCCCGTCCGGGGTCGATTCCACGTGAACGACAATCGACTCAATCGTCCGCCCGGAGGCGCGTTGTCCGGCGGCGATATGATTTGCGATAATTCGTTCCTTGAGGCGTCCGAGTTCCTCGTTGAGGATGTTTTCGGCGGTTGTCCTTGCGTCCATTGGTTCCGGGGTTTATTCGACACACACGCCGACGGCCTCGACGACCTCGGGGGTAATTGTGAAAATACAAAGGTTCGCGTCGAGTCGGTCGAACGACACGGAATAAGGGACCCGGCCCTCGATGTGTTCGAAATATCCCGTCGCGTTCATACGGGCGACGAAATCGGCCGCAATACCTTTCAGTCGTTCAACGATTGTTTGCGCCTGTTCCCCGGTAAAATCGAGGGGCATTGCGTCGGCAAATGCGAGGAGGGTTTGCGGGGAGTCCTTGAGGAACCCCGTTGAGGTGAACACCAACCCGCCGGAAACGGGTTGCACATACAACAACGCCGGGAGGGTTGACCCGTCGTCGGCCTTGACAACGCCGTCGCGGTCGCGGCGGTATTTGTCAAACCGGAGGTTCGCCCGGGGCCACGTTTCGCACATATACGACAACCCGGCCTCCCTTGCGATTTCCGCGATTCTTTGTTCGATTGTGGGTGTTTGCATACTGTTATTTTTTGGGTTTGAGTTTCGCGTTAACGACGTCCCGGAGGCGGCGTTCGTACGCGTCCCGTTCGGCGTCCATTTTCATACATTGATAGACCCGCAACCACGGGACCGACAACGCGTCGTCGTGGTTGGTGTATCCCATACGCCGGGCGTACCAATCGACGAGGCCGAACGGCCCGAAATCGAGGTCGTTTACCCCGGCGGCGAGTTCGTCCTCGTCCGGGGTGTGTTCTATTGCCTTGAATAGTTTTCCGATACGTTCGAGTTCGCGCGTAACGAACGCAAGGAACCCGAACACCCGGTCCGCCCTCGTCCGGAGAATCCACGCGGCCGGGCGGCGCGTCTTGAGGACCGTTCGGGCGACGATAACGATTGAATCGCCGTTCGACGTTCCCTCGATTTCCTGTAACCCGAGGAGTTCCCCGAACGTGAGGCCGTCGAGGGAATCCGGGACACGGCGACCGAACAGGCGGTCCGGCCGGGGTTGGTGGTTCAACCACGCCCGGGAGGACGGCGTCAACGCCTTTTCAATCCGGAGAATCCGGGCCGTTGAGGGTATGTTCGTTTTCCTGTTCATATCGTCGTTAATTAAGTTTCGACACGTGGACCCTCGCCCCTCGGACTTGCGGCCGAATGTAATATATCATTCCCATATTGAGTCCGTCGAAATAGTCCGGGGAGTGTCCGAGAATCTTTTTTTGTTCCGTCTTTTCAATGAGGCGTTTTTTCGAGGTGTCCGCGTCGATGTCGTGGGCGACTAAACACGCCTCGAGTTCCTCGGCGATTCGTTCCCGTTCCTCCGGGTCGTCGCAATCAATGTGTATTTGTCGGTTGTTTATGAGTTCCGCAAGTTTGAACGCGCATTCCGATTTGAGGTTGTAATATTGCTTGTTGTACGCCCGTTCCCCGCCGTGAAACTCGGTAATCCCGACGAGGTACGAGGAAAGGTAATCCCCGAGGCCGTCGGAGTCCGCGACGATTTGGGAACGGCCGACGCCGTACGACCGGGAGAGGTCCGCGAGGGAATCCTCAATTTCTTTCGAATTCGCCTTGTCGAGTTTGATTCCAACCCGGACGACAAGACCATTCCATTTCCACGCGATAAACTTGTCCCGGCCCCGGGTCGCAAGGTCGGCGGATATACGGCGCAACCCGGACGGTTGAACCGGGTTCGTGAACGTGTCGAGTATTGCGTCGTAATCGACGAGGGAGTTAACGTTCCCCTCGTACTCCCACCAACCGGACAACAGGCGCAACCGGGTTTGGCGATTCTTGATTGACTCGAGGGTCCGGATGTAATCGGCCGATACGAACGGGTTGTCATATACGAGGGCCTGTATGAACGCGCAATCCTTGTCGAGGGTCCCGGCCTTGAACGGCTTGTAAAATTGGGTGTACAACCAATTTTTTTTAGGGTTACAGGTGATTAACATTTTCGGTTCGAGGCCGTACTCGACGTTGAGGTGTCGCCCGATTCGGGACTTGAGAACCTCGAACGCGAGGTAATGAACCTCGCCGCCCTCCTCAATCCAACCCCCGGTGAATTCCTTTGAACCGAGGCGTTCGAACATTGGGTCCTTTTTCGGATAGAACGTCAAATCGAGGAGGATTATTTCCGAACCGTTTTTGAACTTGATTCCGTCCTCGTTGAGTCGGTAATCGACGAACCCGTACGAGTCCGCAACCTTTTTGAACGTGACAAGGACGGACTCGCGGGAATCCTTGATGTTGTTTCGGCCGACGAACCAACGGGTCCGGGGGAACGCCCAACAACACCGGAGTAACCAATCGCAACCGAGCCACGATTTGCCGCCTCCGGCCGCGCCGCCGTACGCAACGAACCGGATGTTCGGGTCGTTGAGGTAATGAAACGCGAGGAGTTGTTTTGCGTTGTATTTTGGTTGCGTCGATTCCATTTGTCGCGGCCTGTATTATTCCCCGTTCGATTCCCGTTCCCGTTGTTCCCTTTCGGCGTCAATCCGGGCGCAATACTCGACAATTCCCGGGACGTCCGGGATAACGGACGAAAACCCGGTGAATGTCTTTCCTCCGGAGGTTATATCGACCCTCGCGGTTTGGAGTCCGAGGAGTTTGTCCCGGCGTTCCTCCCACGCCCGTATTTCGGCGAGGATTCGAACGTCCCCGATTTGGGAATCCGTAACGGTCCCGTCCTCCGAGGACGTCGCGACCGGGGTTATTGGTTTACCGAGTTTCGGAATACCGAAATCGTTTATTTCCGTGTGATTCTTGCGAACCTTTTTCGTCGTTCGGGTTTTCTTTTTCTTGGAATCCTCGTACAGTTGCCACAATTCGTCGATAACCTGTTCACACTCGGCGACGGCCTCGTCGATTGCCTGTTTCGTCGATTGCGCGGATTCCTCCCGCCAACGTTCGAGGCAAAGGTCCCAATCCCTTTTGATTGTTTGGACGGACACCTTTTGCCCGGTTTCCTTTTCGACGAGGGGGATTATTTGCCGGAACGACTTTCGGCGCAACTTGTATTTCGACACGACGGGGAGGCGTTCCTCCCGGAGGAGGGCCGCCGACGGCGCGTGATGTTTGGCCGACTTTGTGTTTTTCTTGGGGTCCATTGTCACAACTGATTGATTGTTCCACACGGCAAAGTTACAAAAAGGTGTGTACAAAATACACACCAATTCGTAAAAACATATATTACTCGTCGTCGTCCTCGTCGAGGGCCTCGATTACGTCGTCGAAATACGGTTTCTCGAGTTTTTGGAGGGGACCCTCGGCCGCGAGGCGGAACGCCCGTCGTTTGTGTCGATTGCTTAACGCCTTGTAACTCAATAACATATCTTGAACCGTTTGCGCGGTTACGTGTTGGTCGTGTTCTCGGGCGGCCTCCCACAATCGGCGGAGTCGGTCAATGAACGGGTCGTTCTCGGATGTTCTCACCGGGGGCGGCGTTACCTGTATGAACCGGGACCGGGGTTCGATTCGTTTGTCGGGTGTTTGGTTCGGGAGTTTCTTTTTCATTGTGCAATACTTTTTGTTTGAGGGTCCACAGGGTCGCATTTTCAACGGCGGCGCGGAACCCGAAATTGTTGTTCATTGTTACGGAAATAAGTAATTGAGGACGGTAATTTTGAATTCCTCGAGGTCGCGGCAAACAACGTATTTGTTGCCGTTTTCCTCGGCGACCTGTTCCCATTCGATTTGTTTGTCGGATTGCCCGGAACCCTTGCGGTGGGTTTTCATTTCGATACAAAGGGAATGATATTCGCCCCGGCCGACGAGGAGGATTAAATCCGCGACCCCGGCGGTGAGTCCCTCGCGTTTGAGGATTGCGCCCGTCCGGGCGTTTCTCCGGGCGGCGTTGGGAACCGCGATAAGCAACGGGGCGATTGCCGGGAACTCGGACCGGAACCACGCGACGCAAAGTTGTTGCAATTGCGATTCCTCGTGTCCGGGTTTCTTGCGGTCCTTGTCCTCGGTCCACAGTTGCGCGGCGGCCTTTGTCCGGCGAGTACGTTTCCCGGCGAGGAACTTGTCGACGACGTCGACCGGGGATTCTTTCGGGGCGCGTTTCCCGGGGATGTTCTCGCCCTCGCGGTGTCCGGGGAAATTTTGCGACATAAACGCGAGGTATTCGGCCGCCGTCATTGTTTCCTGTTTCATACGTCAAAGAGGTTTAATTGTTGCGTTTGATTCCCGGCCGCGTCGACGACGATTCCTCGACAAACGCGGTT